CTCACCCTGGTCGCCCTTCGGGCCGGGAGGGCCAGCCGGGCCTCGCTCACCCTGGTCGCCCTTCGGGCCGGTGTCACCCTTCGGACCAGGAGGGCCAGGCTTCCCAGCCCCTCCGTCGCCGAAGCCACTCCTAGGACCACCGCCCTCGGCATCTGGCGATATATACCTGTCCGTATACGTGCGTGTCGCCGCAATCGCCTGCATATTCCCGTGGTGGATCTGCACCAGTACACGGTCGCCAGGATTCGTCTGCGTCTGCAAGAGTTTATCGTCGACGACTGTGATGCTGTCATTGTCGTCGGCGTCTCGCCGCCACAGGTCCGCGTCGAATCGCACGGCCGTGAAGCCCTGCTTTGACCTTCGAACGCAGGTTGCCCACTGATATGTGGGCTGCTTGTCAATGCGGCTGCGGAGCTCCGCGACGACGTCAGTCAGATAGTCGAGGTCACTCACCTGGAATCTCCTTGATCGTGGTCGTGACGAGCGCAGTCGGAGACAGCGGGATCTTCATCTCCTGGACCGCTCCGCGAAGTCGCTGACCCTGCGAGATGAATTCCACGACCTCACCTGGCCGAATATTCACCGGCAGATGCTCGATGACAAGCGATGCTGCAGGCATCGACTTCTCCGTGAGGATCCTCTGCGCGACCTGGTCAATCGCCGCCTGCGACGTCGCTTTCACACCCGTCTCCACGTGCACGATCTCCCCGCGGTTAACGGTCGAGAGAGGATCGCGCGGATTGTCGTTGCGTGCGACCCCGATGACGGCTGGGGATGGCCCCGCGTTATATTTGTCAGCTCCGCGCTGAGTATCGTCCGAGCCTGGCGTGCCGACGCATACGACCACATTCGGGACGGAGAAAATGTCGCGGTCAATCGTCCACTCAGCCGAGTGGATCGCAGTCTCACCCTCGCGGAAGATGCGCGAGACCGGGCGTCGGGACGGCCTAATGTACGGAGCGCCTGTGATCACGCCGTACGGATCCGGTGTTAGCGCCCCCCAGCCGACGAGGCGAGCGCAGTCATTGAGCATCGTGAGTACGTTAGTCCCCACGTCGTACGCGATTGACTCATTGATGAGGCTCGGTCCTCCGACGAGGCTGTACTCTCCAAATCCTGTGAAGCCTAGCCGCAGATTTCGAGCTTTCGCCGCGTATCTGCCGATCAAGCTGTGCTTTCCTTTGCCGCTCAGGTGTGCGTCCTCGACCTGCTCGATACGATCCGTCGACATCCGATCCAGGTACGCGAGCGTCGACAGCAGCTCCACGTCACGGGTCACGCGATGCTCGCTGACCGAGCGTGTCGGCGACGACATCACAAACGTCGACACCGGCCATCCTGACATGCCGACCGGCACATAATCGACCCTCGCGTGCATATTGAACCAATCGATCTGCTGCGCTGTCTCCGTGAGGCTCAGCTGCCCCGACGCCCGCAGACGCGACGTCGCCGACAGAGTCACCGACCCGGACTCGACGCCATCGAGCAGGCCAATGTCCTGTCCGTCTGGCGTCGTGAGCATTACCTGATAGTCTGCCTGCCTCGCAGGTGCCGTATCAGCCACGATTCACCTCCGTCAGCTTCGCCGAGACCGACCAGACCCCGCCGACCTCACGGCCGAATTGCACCTCCGACAGTGAGCCGTACAAGACGCGACCAAGCGGATCACGATACATAAACGGGGCGGGCATGTATGCCAGATCCTCAATCGCCTGCCGCTCACGCACGGACGAATCCAGCAGCGCCGCAGACACCTGCACGACCCTCTGACGCTGCGTCCCCGACAGCTCAACACCAAGCCGACGACCCGCGAAATACTTGACCTCGCGATTCACAAGACCGAGCTGCGAGCCCGTCACCGGATTCCACGCCAGACGCACAGACCGCGAAAAGCCCTGCCCCGCTGAAATCCACACCGCCTGCGAATCCGCGAGCGCGGCGATGATCGTGACGGAGGATGAGGGGAGTGCGGAGGTCGCGGTGACCCGGTATTTGGTGGTGCCGTTGGTTAGGCTTTCCCGGTCCTTGTACATGGTGGATGGCGGGAGCTTGTCAGCGACGAGGGTCCAGGTGGAGCCGCCGTCGATTGACCGCTCTAGGCGTGTCTCGACGGTGGGTGGCTGTCTGCTGCCGTCTGGGATTGCGGGGGAGGCGATTGAGACGAGCATGTCGCCCTCGTCTTCTTCCCACGATGCTGTGACGATTGGCTCGGGCGGGGTCGGGTACTCGACCTTGTAGCGCCGTTGGACCGTCGTTGAGAGGCCGTAGCCGTCTATGAGGGTGGCGCGGACGACATACTCCGTGCGATTCTCTAGCCGGGCTTTGAATCGCAGGGGCGCGCGCGAGAACTCCGGGGAGGCCCCGAGCGCTGTTGCGCTGCCTTTGATCTGCTCGATTGCCTGCAGGTTCGCGGAGAGCAGCTCGCAGAGCACTGTCGAGATCGTCGTTGACGATCCCTTCACGTGCGAGACGACGAGAGCGCCATCGAATGCCGAGCGGTCGAGTGTGAGCGCGTCGGGCGCGAGCGCGATGACTGGCCCGTAGGTTACAGTTGTTCGCCTTGTCGGGGACCAGTCCGAGTATTCCCGGTACTGGCCTTTTGTGCGCACCTGGTAGTCGATGACCCCGGCTGGCAGGTCGATTGTCTTAGTCTGCGCGGATCCCGTGACTGAGACGGTCTGCCAGGGGCCAGAGTCCCCGGCGCGGCGGCCGTTAGCGGTCTCCGTGTACACAGTCGAGTACCGGATATCTGCGGCTTCCTGCCAGGTCTCGTCGTGGGAATTGTGCGCCCACGTGAAGGGCACGGCTCCGACCGGCGCGTAGGCACCCGGCCCGGACACAGCCGGGATGCCCGGTTTCTGCAGTACCTGGATCACGTTCGACGGCGCGGAGCGCCCGGATTCCAGATTGTCGGTCTTTAGAATCGCGCGGTACGTGTGCGGCACCTGCAGGTCGGCGGTCTCGTGCACCCAGCCGTCCGCGTCGGCGCGCACCTCTCCGACCTTCTTATCCCCATCCCAGATCTCGACGGTCGCATCCTGCGGGTACGCGAAGGTCGTTTTCCAGGTGATGCGGATCTGGCCGCGCACGTTCTTCGCGGCCGTCAGCTCCGCTGGCGGCTCAGGTGCTGTCGACACTCCATTTGAGTCCGGCGACGGCGGGCCAGAGATAAAGTCCGAGACATCACGCACCCGCGTCGGGATAATCGGCGACGCACACACGCGATACCAGAATCTATCATTCGCATACACGGCCTTCGTGTCGATCACGCTGAACGCCAGGGCCGTCGACCCCTCGACATTCACCCAATCGACCACATGCCACTGGCGCGGAAGCCACGGCCCCGAATAATTATCCGAGTAGGCGTCCCACCGCTCGATCACGTACGACCGGATAGGCGAGGAAGCATCTGCCGCCTTCGCGGCAGGCCACGACACCGATACCGACTTGCCATCCTCGAGCAGCGTCGCCTTACAGTACGCAGGCGCTGTCGGCGGCTTGGCCGGACGCGCAGGAAGCGTGAGCCACGCCTGCAGGGCCGGGTGCCCGCCGTTCCAGATCGGGCCCAGCGAATAGCCGACGCCTACAGACCGCTCCTGATTCGGCAGGAGATTCTCGCGCCAGTGCGACGTCCCCATGTCCTTGTACACGGTTCCGCCAGTCGGCGACGAGAAAGACACCGTCTCCGTGCCCTCGCCGACGTTACCCCACCATGCGGATTTTGCCGAGAAATTATGACCGTACCCGTCCGACCGGAGCCAGAATTGTGCGTGCACCTCGACGTATCCCAGGTGTGGGTCGCCGGTGTACCACATCTCGACGCCGACCGACATGTAGCCGCTCGACGCTGACCACTGGATCGCCATACTCTCTACTCCTCTTAGAATCCGATGCGCTCACGGAGCGCAGACCGAGACGCAGGCGCGAGACCATCCGAGACGACGCCTCCGGCCTCGACACGCATCCGCCCGATCAGCTGATCATCCGAGTCACGCACTACCAGATACTGAGGCCCGGTCGCCTGGATACGAGCCAGACCTGCCGCGCCACCAAGCCCCGCTGTGACAGACAGCGCCCCGGCTTCAAGGCCGCTGAGCTGCTCCTGCCCGGCCGCAATCGTGTCCCTGATCGCCGCCTCAAACAGCGGCGCACGCTGCGCCGCACCCTCAGCCAGCGCCTCGACAATCGACCTGCCCGAGTACAGCGTCCAACCGTGGCCCGAGAAGGGGCCCCGCTTCGCGGGAGAGAACGGCAAGTACTGCCGGACATCGCTTAGAAGGTTTGACACCGCGCCAGCGGCCGCGCCCGCCATCGACTTGATACCGTCGATCAGGCCCTGAATGATCTTCCGGCCAGACGCCACCATCATCGACGGCACGCTAGACAGGACACTCATGATCTGCTTCGGCACATCCCAGATGATGCTCTTCAAGGCAGGTAGGGACTGCACGATGCCGTCGATCAGGCCCGTCAGGATCTGCACGCCAGCATTGAGAATCAGCGGCAGATTCTGCACGAGGACAGTGACAATCGTCGTGATGATCTGTGGCAGCATCGCGATCAGCTGAGGGATCGCCTGCACGATGCCATTGATGAGGCCAATCAGCAGCTGCACGCCAGCGCTGATAATCATCGGGAGATTCGTGATCAGCGTCGTGACGATTGTATTGATGATCGTCGGCAGCATGTCAATCAGCTGCGGAATCGCCTGCAAGATGCCATTGATCAGCGTCGTCAGCAGCTGAATGCCAGCCTCAATAATCAGCGGCAGATTCTCGACGATAGTCGTCACGACCGTCGTGAGAATCTGCGGCAGCATCTCAATCAGCGCCGGAAGCGCAGTCTGCAGGCCGCTAATCAGCGCCTGCAGCACCTGCACGCCCGCCTGAATCAGCTGCGGAATCGCCTGCACGACCGTGGTGATAATCGTCGTCACGATCTGCGGGAGCGCCGCCGCCAGCGCCGGGATCGCCTGCACCAGACCATTGATCAGTCCGGTCAGCAGACCCGCTCCCGCCTGAATCAGCTGCGGAATCGCCTGAGACAGTGCATCCAGCAGGGACGTGATGATGCCAGGCAGCGCCCCGATGAGCACCGGGATCGCCGCCGTCAGTCCCGCCGTCAGGCCATTGATCAGATCAACGCCCGCGCTGATGAGCTGCGGCAACATTCCGACGAGGCCCTGCACGAGCGCGACGATCATCTGCGCAGCAGCGGGAATCAACTGCGGAAGCCACGAGCTAAATGCGCTGACGAAAGACTCAACGATCTGCCCCGCCATATTCAGCAGGACCGGCAGCGCAGTCGTAAGACCAGTAATCAGCGTCTTAACTGCCTCAGCGCCCGACGCAATCAGCTGCGGCGCATTCGAGACCAGCTCCGCCCCATACTCCGAGACTTTGAGAATCATGTCCGAGATCATCGCCTGAATCTGCGTCGTCAGCTCACCGCCAGACGCCTGCACCAACGCACCGATACCAGCGACAGCAGCCGTAATAAGGCCGCCGAAAGCCAGTACCTTACCGAAACGAGCCGGATTCAAGAACATACCGACCTGCCCGAGTAGATCCTCGACCGCTGAGCCAATCGGGCTAGCCGCACCCGCCAGCGCCTGCCCCATCTTCGGACCGAGGCCGCCCCCCCCCCCCCCCCCGGGCCCAGGCCCCCCCCCCGCCCCCTCCTGGGGGCCGCCGCCGATACCGGAGAGCTTGCCACTGAGAGTCCCGAATGACGGGCCGATGTGCTTGTCCCCGGCCTCGCGGATCACGCGGCCGAAGCCCGAGAGCTTCTCACCAATCGCTGTAGATGCATTCGACGCCGCCTCACCCGCGCCAGCCTTAAGCGCACTGCCAAGAGTCTTGGCATGCTCTCCGACCGCCTCGACGGCGGGCGCAAAAACCTTCCCCGCGCCCTCCTTCACCGCGCCACCAAGACCCGAGAACTTCTCCACGAGGACAGACGGCGAGGGGAGTGCGTCGAATGCTCCGATGATCAGCGACGGATCAGCGAGTAGCGTGCCCGCACCCGCGAGCGCGGCGAATCCTCCGGTTGCTTCTGCGAGGGCCTTTGCGATGTCCTTGAGGGTGAGCGTGCCGTCCTTCATGGCGTCGGCGAAGGGGCGGAGCTTTTCGGCGAGAATGTCGACGTACTTGCCCGCGCTTTCAAAGGCTGGGCCTGCTTGATCTCCGACTGCGTTGATGATGTCGGTCAGCGGCTCTTTGACCTTGTCGAGGGAGGCGACGAGGCCTTTCTCGACGGCGGCTTCAAGGTTGCCCCACGCGCCTTCGAAGGTCGTTGCGGACATCGCAGCCTGTTCTGCGACGTCGGTGAAACCGAGGTCCATCAGGGCCTTGTTGAATTCCTCGGCCGTGATTTGCCCCTTGCTCATCGCGTCGCGGAAATTACCCGTGAATGCGGAGTTGTTTTTGAGGGCTTCCTGGATCTTTCCCGACGCGCCAGGAATGGCGGCGGCGATCTGATTCCAGTCTTGGGTCGTCAACTTCCCCGCGCCGTTGATCTGCACGAGCGCGAGCGCGACCTGCTTGAAAGTCTCCTTCGTTCCACCCGCAACGGCGTTGACGTTACCGGCCGCTCGGGCCATCTTGTCAAAGTCCTTGACGCCATTGGCGGCCAGCTGCGCAGTCACTGACTGAATGTCAGACAGGTCGTAGACAGTTCTGTCTGCATAGGTCTGCGCGTCTGCGGTTAGTTGCTTGATGCGAGCAGGATCAACGCCCGCGAATTCAAGGGTCTTCTTGAATTTATCGGTGGCGTCGGACGCGGCGATAGCCGCGGGGACATGAGCCGCGAGCGCGGCTGTGACTCCGCCGACTGCTGCGGCGACTCCGCCGAGTCCGATCTTTCCGATTGAGGAGAGGGCACCGCCGATATGTGTCGATAGTGACTGGCCGATCTTTGCGCCCCAGGATTCGGTCGCGCCCGTGACGTCGCCTGACCCGAATTCCTCTGCGATCTTCTTCCTGAGACCCCTGAACGACGGTACGACGTCGATCCAGGCGGTGCCCAGCGACAGTCCTTCTTCGGCCAATGCCCTCTCCTTATCTAGCTTTCAACTGGCACGCGCGCTGCGCTGAGCTGCGCGTCGATCCAGTCCGTGTCGGGCATGTGATCGATTTCGACGCGCGTGCCCGGGCGCGGGATCGGCGGCGGCGCGCCCCTGCCCTTCTGCGCAGCCTCGGTTTTCGACCATTGCAGCCACCGCAGTGAGTCCGCCTGAATCGCAGCAAGATGTGTATCGAGGGATCTCCACTGCCACTCCTGGTCAATCGCCCGGAGCGTCCAGGATTCCGTCTGCTTGATGACGACGGACGCGAGGCGCGCTGCCTGCCTGCCTGGCATCTGGCGCGGGCCGCGCCCGAAAAACCGGAAGAAATCGGCTTCCAGCTCATCGGGCGCGTGCACCAGGATCGCGGCGAGGGTCAGGCTTTTGGGGCCGACGCTTTCATGATCTCCACGATCATTTCGCTTGCAGCCGTTGCGGTGACGCGTCCGGTCTCGTCCCTGGCTGCGTCGAGCAGCTCCTGAGCCTTATCGCCTGCGACCGCTCGGAAAAGCGCCGGCAGTACGAGGACGTCGCCGCTCTGGACCTTCGCGAGGGAGTCCAGCAGATCGAAGTCATCGAATTTCGTCGGATCGACGTGCATCTGCACACCCCTGATCTCGATTGTGCGCAGGCCCTGCATGTCGTGCCTGACCGTGCCCTGATACGACTCGATTGGCGTGCCCGGCTCCGGCTTCGAGACCTTAACCGCCGCCGTTTCAACGGCGCGCTCGTATCGTCCGAGAGCGTCGTGCACGGCCTCCATCGAGCCATCAGCTGGACGTGCGGTCGCGTATCCGCCCTGCTCACGAGGACCGCCGTGCCACTCGACCTCGACGTCGCTGCGCGGCGGGACTCCAACGCTCCCCGCGTCATCGTGGTTGCCGGGCATCATCTGGTTGTAAAAAGTCATCGCGCTAAACCTTTCTAAGCTGTGTCTTTGTCGCGCCTAAATTGAATGGGATGGAAGAGGGCCGGGGCGCGACCCCGCCTGCGCCCCGGGATGGTAGTCAGGCAGGCTCCGGCCCTCTTCCACGAATGTGTGCCGCCGATCAGGCAGGCAGCGGACCGGCCTTTGCGATGTACTCGCGGGCGCAGTCGCCCTCAACCTTCGCGGACGGGTACGCTGCAATCGTCACCTCGTACCCGACAGCGTCGCCGTCCTTGTACACGACGCCGCCTCGCTCGGTGATCTGCCCCTCGGGGATCACGATCCGCTTGATGAGACCGCCCGCGAGCAGCACCTCGAAAACGAACACTCGGCGAGGCAGGATCTTCGAGTTGTGGCGCACGGTGATCGGCTTGTCAGCACCGCCCTGCTGCGTCACGTTTTCCTGTCCGAAAACTTCGCGCAGGACGTCAGGATCGAGCGCCTGCAGCAACTTCGTCTTGTACGTCTCCTTGTACCCGGTCTGCTGCGTGAGGACGACGTCGCCGCCAAACGCTTTCATATCCGAGGACTCGGTCTCGATGGGATTCTCGAATCCATCCTCCGAGAGGTAGCCCAGCTTCACGAACGCCGTGTTGAGCGCGGTCGTCGCATCAGCGGGAAGCGGCGTGCCCAGCGGAGCGGCGAAAAACGCGCCGCCCTGCTGCGGCTTAGCCGCAGTAACAAAAGCAGAATTTTGCTCTGCCATATGACTCTCCTGTCAAGAGAAAAATGTGTCAGGCGAGCGCCAGGGTGGCGCTCACCGTCAGTTGAAAACGCGGTACCCGCGAATCCGGGTCCGGGAAGGCATACACCGCATTGACAGCGGAGTACGCGACGATGGGGTCGAGCTGCCAGGCGAGGATCGCGTCAGCGACCTCATCAGCAAGCGCAGACGCCTCAACCTCTGTCGGGGCCCATGCTTGGACTGCGAACATCGGCAAATCCCACAGATGCGTGCGACTCCCGCCCGTACGCTCGACCGTGATGAACTTCGAGGGCCGTCGCTGCGGCACGCGATTCGCCACCTTCACACTCGGGAATTTGCGCTTCAAGTACGCGATAAGCGCAGCGGTTGACGACGTCATACACGCCCCGCATTCAACGCCTTAAGCAGCGCATTATGACGCACCGTGTCACGCCGGGCCTTGAAAGTCGCAGCCTTGACGACGCCGTGCGGCCTCGTCTTACCCTGCTGCACAGACGCCTCAAAGCCCTTGCCCGCCGCCGACGCGATCCGCTCTGCAGCGGACTCAATCATCGGCGTCGCCAAAGCGCGGAGCGTGTCATTTTCGATCTTGATCCTCACAGCCTCACCCCTCCACGAGCCTGGCCTGCACAGGGCGATTCCACATGCCAGGCGTCGAATCTTTTGAGTAAGGCTGCGGATCGCCGATCACTTCCCACCATCGCCCTTGCCAGCCGATCAAACAGCCTTTCAGACTCCCGATATAGGTCTTAGGGAAATGGAAAGTCATGACCGTCGCGTCGCCGGCCGGCCGCTCCGCCCCCAAATCCAGCGACGAGACCGGAGCCACCAACACATTACTCACTGTCTGTGCCGACCCGTATTCGACCGGCTCATTGCCGAACTCATCGACCGCGCCCGGCCGCCCGATCCGCAGGGCGATACGCTCTCCGAAGATCACGCGCGCACCCCAATCGTTCGGACAGACGCAAACCGCCGCAGACGGATCCCCAGCCGATGCCTGTGCACACGCGTGAAGCTCATCGACCCCACCGGAGCGCTAAACGTCGACGACTGAGAATACGGTCCACCCGTGACCGTCGACTGCGTCGCACCATACGCGAAGCCATCCGCCTGCTGCCGGATCGCATACCGCACCATGTCGCACACGACGTCCTCATACGAGTCACGCCGGATCGACCCGCCCGCGAGCGCGGCGGCGAGGTCGATCCCGCCTGCGGCGAGCTCGTCGCGGACGATACGCGCA